AGGAAAACTTTTATTAGGTGCAGCTAGTGTTATAAACCCTACTTTAGCTAATGTCCTACAAGGCGTTACAAGTCCACAAGAAGCGTTATCTGAAATAACTAAGTCGGATGTATCACAAGAGGATAAAATAAAGCTACAACAGCTTATTTACGACCAACAAAACAAAGAGATGGATTCTGTTACTAACAGGTGGAAAGCAGATATGAATAGTGTAAACTCAGGTTGGCTAAGTAAAAATGTAAGACCCTTAGTATTAATATGGTGCATAGTAGTTTTTTCATTAGCAGGTATTTTAGATAGTGTAAATTCAATAGATTTTCAAATTAATTCATTATGGAACGATACTTTTGAGAAAGTTATGTTAGCAGTTGTGTTTTCATTTTTTGGTGGGCGTACATTTGAAAAGGGTGCAAATATAATTACTGGCAATAAAAAATAATGGCAAGAAAAATTATATCTGCTTATAGAAAGAGAAAAAGAAAATCACATCCTCATAGTAAAAACGCTAGTAGATTAAAGACATCAAAACAATACAAAAAAAAATATAGAGGTCAAGGAAGATAATATGGAAACACTTAAACACTTACTGGGAATATGTGGAGAACCACACCTAAACATTTTTAGTATAATACTATTATTTTTAGTAATTAAAGTTTTTTATAAATACAGAAAATTTTATTTAAAATAATTTTTTATATATTTGTGAGCTGTCGCAAATCAGTCTAAGTTGCTAAACTTTAGGTAATCACTCCTATTGGATCGTGTAAATAAATTAGTTCTTTTTTAGGGGGGTATTTTTCTTTCTTTTTCTTTTTGTCCTTTTTCTTTTTCTTTCTTTGTTATTAAATTATTGTTAATTAATCGTTATATTTATAAACAATATGAGTTTTAATACAGACATTATAGACAAAATTGTACAGTATAAATCAGTATCTAAAAAGAAAAAAATAGATAGATTACTAGAAATTGAATCTAATTATATAGCTAATAATATAGGTATAAATATATCTAAATCTCAAAAAAACAATATTAGAAAAAATAGTAGATATATATATAGAGCTATATCTAAGATCAATCAAGAAGTAGGTAATAAATTCTTACAAGCACAAGATAAAGATGCCTAGAAAGGTTAGTAGAAAATCATTAATCAAAAAGTTAGATATATTATTTAGTCAATATATAAGACTAAAATCAGCAGATAAAAAAGGTATTGTAAAGTGCTATACTTGTGGAGTAAAAAAACACTACAAAGATTACATGCAATGTGGTCATTTTATAAGCAGGAGACATTATGTATTAAGATGGTCAGAAAAAAATGCAAGACCTCAATGTTATGGTTGTAATGTTATGTCTCAAGGAAAACAATACCAGTTTGCCTTAAATCTTAATAAGGAATATGGTTACGATATAGCAGAGGAATTACTATTAGAAAGTAAAAAGACAGTTAAGTTATCAAATGAGGATCTAATTTCGTTGATAAATAGATATAAAGAATTTGTAGATTTAATGGATAAATAATTAATTTTGATTAGTTCTGTTCATTTTGTCTTTGGGGAAAAGGGGGTTAATTTAGGTTAATCCTTTTTTTTTGTCTTTGGAATTAGTTTATTAAATATTTTTTTAATAACTTGCCATTAAGTTTAATTTAAAATTTATTTATGACAGAACAAATTATAGTTGAAGAACTTAAAACTAAAGATCAAATAGAGCTAGAAAAAACTATTGAATCTTGTGAATGGGATATTAAATATCACACAGAAGAAAGAAATAGACATATTAGAGCTTTAGATATTAGAAATAGAGCATTAGAGGACTTAAAAGATGAATACCATAGAAAGTATGGAGAAGCATAATTATAGTAGTTTAATGGTCGAATATTTACATCATAGAGTTGAAGCATTAGAAAAAGCTCTAGGTAAAGAAAAAGAGAAAACTAACATCTTAAAACAAGAGTTAGAATTTAAGCAAATACAAATTGAAAAATTAATAGATGAAAAAAGAACAATCATTTAACGATAAAATTGCTAAGATTCAAACAGAATTAAAAGCAAAAAAAACCAAGTTTAATAAATTTGGCAGGTATTATTATAGGTCGGCAGAAGATATACTTGAAGCTATAAAACCTTTTCTAATACCACTAGGACTAACAGTAAGAATAAGTGAAAAACTTATTGATAGTCATACCATTAAATCAACAGCATTAATAACTGATGGTTTGATGAGAATGAAAGCAAGTGCAATAGTAGGTGTAGAGCTAGACCAAAAGGGTATGCAAATGCCACAGAAGTTTGGAACTGCAAGTAGCTATGGAAAAAAATATGCACTTGGTAATTTATTTCTGATAGATGACACACAGGATGCAGATGCCACACACAACCATAATAACAAACCTAAAATTACTAAAGGTACTAAAGACTGGTTTGATGTTATAAAAGTTTTAAAGGCAGGTAAATCTATGAGTTATGTAGAAGAAAAATATACAGTAACACAAGAACAGAAAACAGAATTAGAATCATTAATTTAAAAATTATATTATGAGTTTATTAATAAGTACGAGTATCAGGGTAGATAGACTACCAAAAGAAAAATTTGTAAAAGGCAAAGATGGTGCAGTTTACTATAACTTTACAATATCTGTAAATGACCAAACTAGGTTTGGAAATAATGTATGGCTTTACGATTCTCAAAGTAAAGAGGAGAGAGAAGCTAAAAAGAAAAAACATACATTAGGTAATGGAAAAGTAATATGGACTGATGGTAATGTTCAACTTGCAGAAAAGCAAGAAAACAAAGATCACATAATTGCAGGTACAGAAGATGCCTACAAGAAAGAAGATTTACCATTTTAAGAGAATTGTTTTTTAATTTTTTGAATAAGAGGGTAAGGGCTTAGTATCTTATCCTCTTTTTTTTTATCTTAGACACATGACAAACCACCAAGACTTAATGAAGCAGATAGAGAAAAGCTGTTTCATAGACACAAACAAAGAACTTTCATACCCACCAGTAGCAATCTCAATGGGAGAAAAGCTAATAAAATCTAGCACAGGAGATCAACTATTGCCTATACCACTCGGCACTTATGGGTCTTTTTCATTTATCCAAAGTAGTCCAAAAAGCAAAAAGACTTTTTTTATATCTTTGTTGGCAAGTGTATATTTGTCAGGGGGTAATACTTTTGGTGGAAACATTAAAGGTCATAGAAATGGAAGATGCCTGTTACACTTTGATACAGAACAAGGGTCTTGGCATTGTGGTAGAGTTTTTAAAAGAGTTCTATCAATGAATAAATACAATGAACAAGGGTGCTATCATACTTATAGTTTGAGAACACTTATGCCAAAAACAAGAGTAGAATTTATAGAGCATTGTCTAAAGACAAAAGAAAACATAGGATGCTGTATTATTGATGGGGTAGCAGATTTATGTAATGATGTGAATAATATACAAGAAGCAAATGATGTTGTACAGAAAATAATGGAATGGAGTGAAGTTTACAATATACATATTATATTAGTAATACATAGTAATTTTGGCTCAGAGAAACCAACAGGACATTTAGGAAGTTTCCTAGAAAAGAAAACAGAAACACAAATACAACTTGAAAAGAACAGCGTACACAAAGAACGAATTACAGTTAAGTGTAAAAGAAGCAGAGGTTACGCTTTTGATACTTTTAGCTTTGAAATAAATGAGCTAGGACTACCAATAATAGTTGGGGATTTATATGATCCTCTTGACTAAGAGTAGTTATGATAGAAAAAAGTATGAAGTTGTTGTTCGCAAAGAATAATGACTGGATAGAAATTTGTAGATCGTTTGGTTTAGACTATGAGACATCTCGTGATTTAGTCCAAGAAATGTATATTAAAATACAACTTAAACTAGAAAAGGGTTTAGACATAAGCTATAAAGAGCACGAAATAAATTATTATTATATCTACTTAACATTAAGAACAATGTTTATTGATCTAAAGAGAAAGGGAAAAAATATAAAAAGAGTAGGTACAGAAAAGTTAAGAGCAACACAGACAGACATTGACTATGAGGGAAAGTATAAAATAATATTAGAAGCATTAGACAATATGTACTGGTATGATAAAAAAGTTTTCTTGATGTTAAACCAAGAAGATGAAAGCGTAGCATCATTATCACGAAAAACAGGAATACCATACTACTCACTATATAACACATACAACAAAGTTAAAGAAAAGTTAAAAAAATTATTATGAATGATGTTTTTCAATCTGATTTAAAAGTAGGAAAAATATATGAAAACATTGTATTAGAAAAAATACAAGAAAAATACCCAAAAGCATATATACAAAAAGGATATTGTAAAGACTGGGATATATACATACCTGAATTAGAAATAGGAGTAGAGGTAAAGTCAGACAAAAAAAGTATGCACACAGGAAATATAGTAATAGAAATAGAATTTGATAATAAACCCTCAGCACTAAGTACAACAAAAGCATTGTGGTGGGTAATATATGATGGCTTACAATATAATTGGTTTATGGTAAACAACATAAAAAAATGTATAACAGAAAACAATTTAACATATAAAAAGTTTATAGGTAGAGGAGATACTAAACAAAAAAAAGCATATCTTATTAAAAAAGAATTACTATATAAATATAAAGAAATATGAAACTAGGAAACATAATAGAAAAAGTAATAAACATAATCACATTAGGACAAGGTAAAAGAATAGCTACATGGATAGCACATAAAAGAGGTAAAGAAAGTTGTGGATGTGATGAGAGAAAAGAATCATTAAACAATATTAAAATAAAAAGATGGTAACTAAATTTAATAAAGATGACAGACAAAAATGGAAAAAATTTAGGATGGCAAAAAAATCAGTCATTTCAAGAAAAGAATTTGAAATGGTATGCGACCTGCACAGAACCTACTATAAACATAACTTATCAAACCCTTGCACCTGTAACCCAAAACAGATAAATCAATGGATAGCTGATTTGAATAAAATTTGGGAAAATGGAAATTAGCAAAATACATAAGTGGGAAAAAGCTGTAAGTATGATCCTAAATGTAATGGGATGGGATTTAGAATGGGTTGGGGGTCAATATGCTTATGATGCTAAAGGTTTTACACCTAAAAAAAAATCTTGCATAATCGAATATAAGTTTCGTGATAAATATTATGAAGAAAAACTATTAGAAGCTAAGAAATATAAAGCATTAATGGAAACACCTGATATTGATGTAAGATTATATTTTATTAATGACCCAAAAGGTAATTATATGTATTGGCTTGATGATTTACAAATGCCAAACTCTGTTAAGTTATACTTGCCTGACACATCACTTTGGACTAAGAAAAGACTAAAGAAAGAGGTTTATCTGCTAAAAGAAAATGATGCCAGTATAATTAATTTAAATAATTATTAACATAAATTTAATAATTTTCGTTATATTGCAAATAAAAAATTATGCCAATAAGTAACGAAATATTTGAAACATATAGGTTGCAAGAAAGAGCTAAAGAACAAACCAAAGCACTAAACCTATTATTAAGACAGGGATATACCATTATAGATTTAGAGGGTAATATATTAAGAAAACAAGATGAAAAAAAGACAGTATAGATCAAGACAAGGTAGGTCTGATGAAAAGTACAAAGAGACTATGAAATTAACCTGCATATCAATAGCAGGACTAATATTAACTTTTTTATACATATTATATGATAGTATTGTTTGATGCAGACAGCTTAGTATTTGCAAGTTGTTACAGGACTAGAAAAAATAAAGAAGAACTGGAAGATATATATTACAGAGACATCAATGATGCAGCAGGTAAATTTGATGAGCAGTTTATGAAAATAATAAATGATATAGATGATGTTTATGATGTAAAAAATGTCATAACATTTAATGGAAGCAAAGGAAACTTCAGGAAAAAGATAACACCAGTATATAAAGCAAACAGAAAAAACCAAGAGCTGCCACCATTATTACACCAAATGCACGACTATGTAAAACAAAATTATAGTAGTGTATATGGATATGGAATAGAAACAGATGACTTAGTAGCAAAGCATTGGTACGAAATACAAAAAGAAGCAGGTAGAGAACAAGTAATAATATGTGCAATAGACAAAGACTATAAACAATTTCCTTGCTTGATGTGGAATTATCATAAAAAAGAAGTTTTAGACATAACAGAACAAGAAGCTCTATACAACTTTTACGAACAAATGATAGCAGGAGATAGTGCAGACAATGTAAATTACTTTAGAGGTAAAGGCAAAAAGTTTGCAGAGAAATACTACAAAGGATGCAAAACAAAATATCAATACACTAAAAGACTATACGAACTATTTAAAAAAGAATACAAAGGCAAGGCAAGACAGAAATATGTAGAATGTTATAATTTATTAAAATTACGAAATGAATAATTTAAAACCTTTAGAAATAGCAAACAAAATAATAGAACTATCAGGCATAAATATATTTGAAGATAGTAGAAAGAGAAACATAATAGAAATGAGATCACTACTTATACACATACTAAGAGAAAAACTTGGCATGAGATGGGTAAACATAGCACTATTCTTAAAATCAAATAATAAGCCAGTAAATCACGCTACACTTATACACAGCGTAAAGAACTTTGAAATGTATAAAAAACACAATAAACAAATACAAGAGATATACAACATGTTTTCTTTTAGAAGCAATTTAGGTGTAGATGAGATAGACAGAATACACTACTTAGAAAACAAGTGCAGCACATTACAAAAAAAACTAGAAAACCCATTAGTAAAATTAGTAATAGAAGTTCCAAACGATAGAGACAAAATAGAAAGCATTGAGAGAGTAGTCAAGAGTTGGGAGTGGAAAGAAAAAGTTTTATGATAAACCTATATAACCAAGACTGTGTAGAAGCTATGAAAGAAATGTCAGATAATCAATTTGACTTAGCTATCGTAGATCCTCCTTATGGCATAGGTTTAAGTTTTAGCAAAGGAAAAAGAATTAAAACAAAAGGCAAATTAAGTACAGGAGAACAAAAAAATTATGTTATAAAAGGGCATAAACAAAAGGACTGGAATAAAGTACCACCTACAATAGATTATTTTAATGAAGTGCTAAGAGTTTCTAAAAAGCACATTATTTGGGGATGTAATTATTATGGAGAAGCACAAAAGTTATTTGGGCAAGGTAGAATAATACATAATAAGTTAGTAACACCTTTTTTAAAAAGCACTTATTCTCACGCTGATATAGCAGCTACAAATTGTCAAAATAGAATTACTATGTTTGATTTTCAATGGAGTGGTAATGTTCAAGCAGGAACAATGAACACAAAAATGATTAATGATTATGGTAGAGGGTTAGAAAAAAGAATACATCCTACACAAAAACCAGTAAAATTATACGAGTGGTTGCTTATGAATTATGCAAAAGAGGGAGATAAAATATTAGATACACATTTAGGAAGTGGCTCAATAGCTATTGCTTGTCATAATTTAAAATACAATCTTGCAGGGTATGAAATTGATAAAGAGTATTATGAAAAAGCAAAATTAAGATTAAATCAACATACAGAACAATTACAAATATTTTAAATGGAAACAGACAAAAACAAAAGAAAACAAATACCTATATATACAGGACTAATTAAATATTTCCCTAAGGCACTAGCTGAGGTTGCTAAAGTATCGTATGTAGGAAATCAACAGCATCATCCTGACAAACCTTTACATTGGGATAGAGAAAAAAGCACAGATGAATTAGATGCACTAACAAGACACTTATTTGAAGCAGGTAAAGTTGATACTGATGGTCAGCTTCACTCAGCAAAGGTAGCGTGGAGAGCATTAGCAAACCTAGAAAAAGAGTTAGAGAACAAAAGAGATGAGAAATGGTATAAAGATCAATACAATAGAAATAGAGAACCTAAAGACCAAATAGGATATGATGAACAATTTGGAAGTTATACAAAATGAAAATACTTAATTTATATGCTTGTTTAGGTGGTAATAGATATAAGTGGGGAGATGAACACGAAATTACAGCTGTAGAGTGGGATGAAGAATTAGCAAAATTATACAAAGAGAGGTTTCCTAAAGACAATGTTGTTGTTGCAGATGCACACCAATACTTGTTAGACCATTACAAAGAATACAATTTTATTTGGAGTTCTCCACCTTGTCCTACACATAGTAGAATGAATTTTACATTTAAAGGTAAAAGACAAACAGACAATAGTAAATGGAAATTAAGATACCCTGATATGAGGTTGTACGAGGAAATAATTTTTTTAGATAATTTTTTTAATGGGAAGTATGTAGTAGAGAATGTAATACCATATTATGAACCTTTAATACCTGCACAAAAAAGAAACAGACATTTATATTGGTGTAACTTTAAATTACCACATATAATAAGCGACAGAAAAAATCCTGACTTTACAAGAGTAAAGAATGTGATAAAAGTTATGAGTGAATTTCACGATTACGATTTTACTAAATATAAAGGAAAACAACCCACAAGAAAAATTGCAAATAATTTAGTAGATTATGTTGCAGGTAAAACAATACTAGATACTGCTATGGGTAAAATGGTAGAATTTAAAACAGATCAAAAAGAGTTATTTTAAAACAATAATTTTTTTTCGTTATATAATTAATTAATTAATATTTTATTAATAATGGATAAAAGAAAAAATAATGGTGGACACTCTACAAAAGGATTTGCAGGGAGACCAAAAAAAGCAGATGAGGAAAGGTTAATAGAAAAGTTAGATAATCTTATTGACAATGATGAGGTTATAAAAACATTAGGTAAAAAGATTAAAGAGGGGTCAGACAGGGCTATGAGTTTGTACTTTGGATATAGATATGGTAAACCAAAAGAATCGGTAGATATTAATTCTAGTGAGGGTTTTAATATCAATTTTAAAGACCTGATAAACTTTAAATGATAGACATAAACAAAAAGTATGCACCTATCACACAAACAGATTCACGCTACTTTATAATAACTGGGGGTAGAGGGTCAGGAAAATCTTTTAGTATAAATCTCTTATTAGTCTTACTTACATACGAGAAAGGTCATACAATACTATTTACACGATATACACTAGCATCTGCTTATGTGTCTATTATTCCTGAATTTATAGAGAAGTTAGAACTGCTTAATATATTTGATGACTTTTATATAACAAAAGATGAAATCAAAAATAAGCGTTCAGGAAGCAAGATAATCTTTAAGGGTATTAAAACATCAAGTGGAGACCAAACAGCTAACCTGAAGTCATTACAAGGCGTAACAACCTTTGTTTTAGATGAAGCAGAGGAATTGACCTCAGAGGACACATTTGATAAAATAGACCTATCTGTGAGACAGCAGGGAAGTCATAATAGAGTGATCCTAATACTAAACCCTACAAGCAAAGAACATTGGATATATAGAAGATACTTTGAGGACAAAGGAATACAAGAGGGTTCTAATACAACCAAAGACAATATTACATATATACATACAACATACATAGACAACAAAGAAAACCTATCACAAAGCTATTTACAGCAAATAGAGAATATCAAGAAAAGGAGACCTGAGAAATACAAACATCAAATGTTAGGTGGGTGGTTAAGTGCAGCAGAGGGCGTTATATTCACTAATTGGAATATAGGTAAATTTAAAGAAGTAGGTAAAACAGTATATGGACAAGATTACGGCTTCGCTTCAGATCCTAGCAGTTTGGTAGCTACAAGTATAGACATAGTGAATAAAAAGATATATTTAAAAGAATGTTTTTATAAACCAAGACTTGTAACCAGTCAGCTAGTTTCTCTAAATAAACAGTTTGCAGGAGATTCTTTAATAGTAGCAGATTCAGCAGAACCTAGACTAATCTCAGAAATAAGAGCAGCAGGATGTAATATAGTTCCAAGTATAAAGGGGCAAGGATCTATAACTTTTGGTATTAGCTTATTGCAAGACTACGATTTAATAGTAGATGAGGACAGCATTAACCTCATCAAAGAACTTAATAATTACGCATGGCTAGAACGAAAATCTAACACACCTATTGACAAATTTAACCATCTTCTTGATCCTATTAGGTATAGTGTAACATATCAATTACAGAATAAAAACAGAGGTAATTACTATATTTCCTAAAAAAGATATTAAATATTTCGTGGATAACTAAATAAGTGTTATATTGCAGTATGAAAGTATATAAAATAGAATATTGGTTTTTATCTTTTATAGGAGATGAAGATAGTGGGTATGACTACGATATAGTAGAGGTAGAAGCTATAAGTCCAAAACAAGCATTACTAAAGGCAAAACAAAAAGCTCGTAGAGGTGCAAAACATTTTACAATATTATGATAAAAGCAACAATACATTTTACAACTAATACTGGAAGAATAACAACAGTAACAAAAGAATTTGATGGGCAAAGGCATATAGACAATTTTGTAACTTATGCCACAACCTATTGGAGTAACATAACAGGACTAGACAAAATAGAATATGAAAAAAGTTAAATTTATACTAAAGATTTTAGGAGAGTTTTTATTTGTAGCATCAATATTTTTTATGTATTGGTTAGCTATGGTTATCTATTATGGATAAAATTTATTAAATTTAGATATGGATAAAATACAGAACTTGCACGATCTTAAATATTATACTAATATGAACCTTGTAACTGAGTTAGCTTTAAAGTGGGGTAAAGCAAGACCTAATAATAAAGAAATTCAGGCATTATCTAAAGCTATTACTGATATTGCATTTTATGTAATTAGAATACAAGAGGATTTAGCACAGCACAAGGTAGCTATAAGTGATTATAGAGAAGATAAAAATAAAACAATATTAAAGTATCGTAGAATAAAAGAAAAATTTATTAACTTAAAGAAGCTACAAGAAACCACTTAGGATTTTTCATAAGTCAGTTTAGTTAGTTAATTTGAGTAGTTTGGTAGTGAGCAGACATACACATTTTCCAAGTGGTTTGGTGTGTGTTTAGCTCACTTTTTTATTTATTAAAAATCGTAAATTAAATTCGTTATATAGTTATGAAAAAGAAGTTAAGTGTTCCTAATGATTTAAGCGAAATCACTTTAGGTCAATATCAAAAGTTTCACAAATTACAAGAGCAAAATGATGATCCATATTTTGTACAATGCAAAATGATAGAGATTTTTTGCAATTTAGATGCACAAGCTGTAAGACAAATGAAAATGTCAGATGCAGAAAGAGTAGCTAAAATTATTAATGATATGTTTGAGAAGAAACCACCTCTTATGCACAGCTTTTATTTAGAAAGCAAAGAGTTTGGTTTTATTCCTGATCTTAATAATATAAGTTTTGGAGAATATATTGACTTAGACACCCATATATCTAACTGGGATAACATGCACCTTGCTATGAATGTGCTATACAGACCAGTAAAAGATAGAATACAAGACAAATATTTAATTGAAGATTATGACCTAGACAGAAAAAATGAGCTATTAGAAATGCCAATGTCTGCTGTTATGGGCTCAATTTTTTTTTTGTTTCGTTTAGGGAGAGACTTGTCAAAGACTATGGCGAGTTATTTGGAAAAGGAGAACAAGGGGGACTTGACAGCGTTTCTAACTTTTCAAGAAAATATGGATGGTTTCAATCAATATATGCACTCTCTCAAGGGCGTGTTGAAAGATTTGAAAATATCACTAAGTTAGACCTACATCAATGTTTGTACACCCTGACTTATATGAAAGAAAAGCAAGAACTAGAAAACAGAAAAATAAAAAAAAGTTTTAATAAATGAGCAATCAGGGAGTAAGAGGGTTTTACCAAGTAAGTGAAACAATAAAGAACCAGTTGTTAGATGACATAAACATCAATACAGTAACTACTGGAGACATCACACAAATCAATCTTAGAAAGCAAGATATATTTCCACTCGGTCATATTATTATTAATAGTGTAACAATAGAAGAACAGGTTTTGAGATTTAACATTACCCTGCTCACTATGGATATTGTCAATATGCAAAAGCAAGAAACAATAGATATATTTACTGGAAACACTAACGAGCAAGATATACTTAACACACAGTTAGGTGTAATAAACAAAGTAGTGCAAGTCTTAAAAAGAGGAACACTATACACAAACAAATACCAGTTAGATGGAGACCCTAGCTGTGAACCTTTTTTTGATAGGTTTGAAAATGAATTAGTAGGGTGGTCAGCTAATATGGATATAATAATAAATAACGATATAACTATATGCTAAAATGGAAGTTTCAGAAAATTCAAAATTAACGCTTGACCTTAAAACTATTGGAGTAATAATATTTTTTACAATATCTCTAGCTACGACATATTTTACTTTGTCATCATCAGTTGCACAAAACTCAGCAGATGTAGAGGACTTAAAAGACAACTCTGTAAACCCTATTGAATTTCAATATAAAGATGAGCTAGTAAGATCAACAGTACAAAGGTTAGAGGAAAAGCAGGATGTACTCTCAGAGGACATAAACGAAATTAAAGAAAACTTACAAAAAATAGATGATAGGTTATATCAAATAAGCAAAAACAGATGAGAATTTTAATTTTTATATTGCTTCTTAGCAATACAGTATTCGGTCAGAAGTTTAAAAATGATATAAGTGTAGTACAATTTTCAGCAGGTTTCGTTAAAGAATCAGAAGTTAAGCTGACACCTTTTGAGGTTTATAATGTGTACTATTTTACAATGGAAGAAAGAGCTGTTTTATTTAAAGAAGAAAATATAAAATATTTACCTACTGTTGTATTATATCATAATGGCAAAGAAATAGTAAGAGTAGAAAGTGGCATAGACCTAAAATTACCTGAAAACTGTATTGAGCTTATAAACACACACATAGACAAACTAATAGAAAACAAATTTTAACATGAAACAATTACTAACTATATTATTTTTATTAATATCACTAAACATACAAGGACAATTTTTTAAAGATGTTTTTAAGTATTCTACCTTATACACATCATACACAGAAAGTAGTCCACTATTTACACCTGACAGATATTTTGTAACACAAGAGGGAGAAGTAGTAGATATAACACCTGAAAAATCTAATGACTATTTATTAAGTTTTGGATGGCGTAGAGTTGCGAGATTTGACTACGAAAATAAAGCTAAAAAGTTTTATGATGGTACAGAGCAAAACTCTAGTTTACAATCTAACTCAGGATCAATAAAAGGACTTGAATATTTATTTCAATATACAAAAGGAAAACAAAGGGGTAGAGAGTTTTCTAGTCAAAGATATTTTGTAAGATATTTAGCAAAATACTGGAGTGCAAAAATAGAGATGCAACAAAATGGTCTAATTAATTTAGATTATAAAGCTGCTGACTTTAGATTTAGATTACCTATTAAGAAATTTAATTTCAGTATAGGGTCAGTTGTAAGAACACACAAACCTTATGGCTATTCTCCTATTGCTGAATACCTTGCACCTGATGATGTAAACTGGTGGGATTTAGCATACGAATATGGCTATAATGATGTTGCTTACTATATAGATTATGATTTTGATGGGCAACCTGATGACATTGACTGGTACTGGTTAGATGAAAATGGAGAAAGAGTTGCTGATACAGATTTAGATTTTAGAAGAAACGACTATGAAAACATTGTCAATGATTATAACAAAAGAGAGCTAGATGCAATAGGAACTTTAGGCACATTGTCAGGAGTTGTCGGACTTGATTTTTACCATTATGGAAATGGTGGTAAATGGTGGTTACATAGTTGGGGTAATGTTTACCCTATACACAAACATATAAAAGGTAATGAAGATTTTAGTTATGAAAGATTTTTAGGCAAAAATGACTGGATAGATTACAATTATGGAGTTATGTTTGGGTGGAAAATTACAAAAAGTTTTGGTGTATTTACAGAATATGAAAAAACTAAATTTTGGGATAAAGATTTATTATATCTAAAAGCAGGTGTAAACTGGCAATTATAATGTTTGAAGAAAGTAAAAAAGAATTAAAAAAATTTGCTGATTATGTTATACAGCAATCAAGAAGTAACCTAAGTAGAGACAGGGGTGATAGTAAATACCCTAATAGAAACAATACAAGTAAACTTTATAAGTCATTGTCTTACAAAACTGAGGTAGAAAAAGGTGCTTTGCTTGTACAGTTTTTTATGGAAGATTATGGAGAGTTTGTAGATGAGGGGGTCAAAGGTGCAAACCCAAATAAATTACCAAAGGGTTCTGTATGGAAAGGCATACAAAAAGCACCTACAAGTCCTTATAGATTTGGCACAGGATCAGGCAAAAAAGGTGGCTTAACAAAAGCAATAAATAAATGGACTGTGCAAAAAGGACTAAAAGGTGTAAGAGATAAAAAAACAGGTAAATTTTTACCTAGAAAATCTATGCAATATTTAATAAGAAGAAGTATATATTTATCAGGTATAAGAGCTACACACTTTTTTTCTAAACCATTTAACAAAGGGCAGGAAAAATATTTTGATGCTTTTCAAAAGGCATTTGCATTAGATGTAGAAAAAGGAATAATATTAGGAACAAATAAATAAGAAATGGCTACAATACCTTTAAGAAGTCCAAGATACGAAACACTAACAACTCCATCAGGAGCTAAGTCTGCAAAGTTAGAATTAACTATTGACAGCACATTAAGATATACAATAATAAAAGACTGTACAGCAGGTGCAGATGTGGTTTTTGAAATAGCTGAATTATGCAGGGATTATTTAACTCCAACAGTAGTTTTAACTCCTGCTGATTATCCTGAAACTAACCATATTGATATATCTAGGGCAATTACTTTTTATGATGCTGTAAATGCAGGGGGTAGTATTGTTCAATATGGTGGTGCAAACACAAACACAGTAACTCATATTGGATTAGATGGTTATGGTACATTTATGGATGGGTACAATCCAACAATAGCAACTAGAAAAGTTTTGTTTACTCCTAACTATTCAACAAGTCCAGATACTTACGAGTTATTTGTTCCTCAAAGTACAGCAGGTGCTTTTCAATATACAGATTCAGGTGGAGATTTAAAAACTCAAGATTTTGGAGCAAGTGATACAAGTGATACAGTTGAAACAACTACTGTTACTTTTAAAAGAATAGACTGTACTAAATATGGAGATGGTAGAAAAATAGTGTTCGTTAATAAATGGGGAGCTATTCAAGAGCTATGGTTTTTCTTAAAAAGAGTAGAAACAACAAATACAAAAAGTGAGACATATAAAAGAAATTTAGCCGATTTTTCAACAGCAGGAAGTCCTACTTATGATACTAAAAAACACAATGTAACCACTTTTAATAAACAGGCAAATAATTCTGTTAGTTTAAGTTCAGGTTACTACCCTGAATATACTAATGCTTGGTTTGAAGAACTATTATTGTCGGAGTATGTTTGGATGGTTAGACCAACATATACTAATCCTGCTACAAATGAAATAGTACCAGTCAATGTCAAAACAAGTAATATGGTTCACAAAACATCATTAAATGATAGACTTATAGAGTATACAATACAATTTGAAGAATCTTTTGATTATATAAACAATGTTAGATAATGCAAAAATTACAATTATATATAAGTGGAGAAAGAGTAGATTTATTCAAAGATGAAAGTGTATCTATAACTCAGACAATACAAAATGTAAAAGACATAGCTAAAATTTTTACAGAATTTACACAGTCTTTTTCTGTACCTGCTTCAAAAACAAACAACAAATTATTTAAGCATTATTATAACTTTGACATTGACAATGCTTTTGATGCTCGAAATAAAGTAAGTGCTGAAATACAATTAAATTATATTCCATTTAAAAAAGGTTTTATAAAACTAGAGGGTGTGCAAATGAAAAAAAACAAAGCATACGCTTATAAGATCACATTTTTTGGCAATACTGTTAATTTAAAAGATGTATTAGGAGAAAGTGAATTAAAAGATTTAGCAAAATTAAATGACTATGATACAGATTATAGCTATTCAAGTATAAGCTCAGGAATAAATGCAGGACTTTCAAATTTATGTGTACCATTAATTTCACACACTAGACAACTTTATTATGATACTAATGCTTCTAATTATGGTGCAGGTAATTTATATTGGATAGGTACAGGTGGGTATTCAGGTGCTAATGGTGTTTACTGGTCTGATCTAAAATATGCTATAAGGTTAGAAAGAATTATAGATGCAATTACAAGTGAATACAGTAGTATAAGTTTTTCTGATGATTTTTTTAATACATCAAATGCAGAATTTTATAATTTGTATATGTGGTTGCATAGAAAAAAGGGAGATGTAGAACCTGAAATAACAGTAGAACCAACTTATAAAAGAGTTCCAAGTTTTAGTTTAACATCATCTCCACCTGCAACAACAACAATGACATCAGGTGCTTTAGTAATATCAAGCTCACTTGTAACATACCCTAACAGCATAACTGGTTTTACTTTAAGTTTAACTCCTACAAGTAATCTTATTCAATACAACATAAGAGTAGAAAGAAATGGTAGTTTAGCATATCAAAGTTTAGGTGTTACTGGTGCTCAGGTTATAACTAATTCTAATTTTACATTAAGTGCAGGTAGTTATACAGTACACATATCAACTGTAAGTAATACAGATACAATTTCTTTTAACAATCAAAATATATATTGGGAAATAGATGGTAATATTGGTGGAGAGGTTATTAGTGGTGGTTGGACTGACACATGGAAAGCAAGTAGTTTTTCATCTTCAACAACTATACCTTTTAACATACAAGCACAAATGCCTAAAATGAAAATAATAGATTTTTTAAGTGCAATATTTAAGATGTTTAATTTAACTGCTTATGTAGATGACACAGACACAATAGTTGTACAAAAATTAGATGCTTATTATTCAGCATCATCTGTTACACACAACATAAATGAATATGTAGATGTAAACGAAAGCACAGTAGATGTAGCTTTACCTTATAATCAAATTGAATTTAAGTATAATGGCACAGGTACATTTTTAGCAAAACAATTTGAACAGTTAAACAACAGGGAATGGGGTAGTCTAAAATACTCAGCAGATTCAGAATTTTCTGCACCTGCTAGTAGTTATAAAGTAGAAGTACCTTTTGAACACCAACAATATAATAGATTAGGCACAACAGATATACAATGGGGATGGAGTGTAGATGATAGTAAACAAAGTTATTTGGGTTTACCTTTAATATTTTATGCTATACAACAATCAAGTGCAACTCAAATTCCATTAAAACAATCTGCATCAGCTAATGCACTTAAAACAACCTATGTAATTCCATCAAATAGTTTATCATTAAGTTCAGGAACAAGTAAAATAAACTTAAATTATGGTTCAGAAGCAAATGAATACACAGATGGTTTTACATTTGATGATGGTAGTTTATTCCAACAAAACTATATAACATACATACAAAGTGTATTTGAACAAAAGAAAAGATTAACAAAGGTTAAAGCATATTTACCTTTAAAAATTATATATAATTTAAAATTGAACGATAAAATTTCGTTAAATAATTATACATATAAGATTAACAGCATAACTACAAATCTAACAACAGGAGAAAGTAGTTTAGAATTATTAAATGAGGTATGATAAAAAATATTATTGATCTATTACAAATAACAAATGGAGAGACTGAGAATATTAGGATAGCTCAGGGTAAATATAAACTTGCTGAAAGTTTTAAAGAAATGATAAAACAAATAAAACAAAACAGAGATGCCACAAAAAGTAGTAGTTGATTTTGAGTTACAAGCAAAAGAAGCTGAAAAAAATATAAAGAAATTACAAGATCAAGTAGCTGACCTGCAAAAAAAAGTAGAAGAAGCTAATAGTAAGACTGAAAAAGGTGTTTCTAAAATAGGTAAAGCAGCAAAAGGTGCTGCAACTGGAGTAAAAAAAGTAGGTTCTACAATAGGTGGACTTGCTAAATTTGCAGGTGTTTTATTTATACTACAAAAAGCATTTGAATTTATATCAGAAGCAATCAAAGGTAACCAAGCAGTTATGGACACTCTTACAACTGCAACCGAAACAGCAACAATTATATTTAATCAGGTAGCTGATGCTATATTTAGTAGCTCAGAAAACTTTGATGCACTAGGTAGAATAATGTCAAATCTACTTACAATAGCTATAACACCCATAAAACTTGGTTTTAACGCTATAAAAGCAGCATTATTAGGTGCTCAATTAGCATGGGAACAATCGTGGTTAGGTGGGAACGATCCTGAAAGAATTAAAGAATTAAAAGCAGAACTTAATAGTGTCAAAGAAGATGTTATTGAAATAGGTACAGAAGCTCTTGATGCAGGAAAAGGTATTGTTAATGATTTTGGAGAAGCAATTTCAGAAGTTAGCAATATAGCAAAAGTAACAACAGAAGCACTAAGTTCAGAAAATATAAAAGCTGCAACAGAAACAGCAAAAGCTAACAAACAATTAAGAAAAGATGCAGAATTAGCAAGGGTAGCAAATCAAGGTTTAATAGAACAATACGATATACAAGCAGAACAGCAAAGACAAATACGAGATGATGATTTAAAAAGTATTGATGAAAGAATAAAAGCAAATGATGATTTAAAAGCTACACTTACAAGTCAAAAAGAAGCTATGCTTGAAAATGCACAAGCAATATTAGCAGCAGCAGAAGCACAATATGAACTTACTGGACTTGATGAAGATAATATAGCACTACAAGAAGCAAAAAATGAATTATTAGCAGTAGAAGCACAGATTACTGGTTTTATGTCTGAACAAAAATCTAATGATATTGCTTTGCAAAAAGAAAAAATGGAGTTAGAAGCTAGTGATAATGAAGCAAGACTAACTAGAGAATCAGAGCAAAGAGCATTTAATGCAGAAATGATGGAGAACGAAATGGCTCGTATGCAACAAATGTTAGATGATTTAGAATTAGAAAAAGAAATAGAATCAGAAAGACTAAAAGCTAAAAGAGATTCATACGAAAAAGGAACACAAGCATATATAGATGCAAACAATGAGTTATTAGACTATCAACAAGCTAATGCAAACGAGCAAGAAAAGATAGAAAAGGATTTAGCAGTAGCAAAACAAGAAGCAATTACAGGTGCATTAGGTAATTTAGCATCAATAGTAGGTAAAAACAGTAAATTCGGAAAAGCAATAGCAGTAGTACAAGCAATTAGAGATACATTTTCAGGTGCTAACAAAGCGTTATCAGCTAGTCCACCACCTTTTAACTTTATTGCAGCAGCAGCAGTAGTTGCAGCAGGTATTGCTAATGTAAAATCAATAACAAGCAGTAAAGAACCACAAGCACCGAGCTTTGCAAAGGGTGGAACTGGTGGAGATGTAACACCTGCTGTACCATCAGCACCATCTCCTGTATTGCCTGATGTATCTTCTGTTGGAGATAGTGGCTTAAATCAATTAGCGACAGCAATAGGGGATCAATCACAGCAACCTGTACAGGCGTATGTGGTTTCTAATGATGTTACAACTGCACAAGGACTGGAAAGAAATATTGTAGATGGTGCAGCAATATAAATACAAAATTTAACTTAAAAATCGTTATAAAAATATGAGAATCGTAGAACTTATTTTAGATGAAGCTCAAAGTATGATGGGCATTGAAGCAATCTCAATAGTAGAAAACCCTGCAATAGAAGAAAATTTTTTAGCATTAAAGTCTGATGAGATAAAACTTGCAGAAGTTAATAAAGAAAAAAAGATATTAATGGGTGCATTACTTATTCCAAATAAACCTATTTACAGAAAAGCAGGAAAAGATGAATATTATATTTATTTTTCTAAGGACACAGTAGAGAAAGCATCACAATTATACCTTAAAAATGGTAATCAAAATAATTCAACACTAGAACATAAGCATGAATTAAGTGGACTTACTCTAGTAGAAAGTTGGATAGTAGAAGATACTAAATTTGACAAGTCAAGAAAGTATGGTTTAGATGTACCAGTAGGTACTTGGATGGGTGCTGTCAAAGTAAACAATGATGATGTGTGGAATGAGTATGTTAAAACAGGTAAAGTAAAAGGATTCTCAATAGAGGGGTACTTTGCAGATAAAATGGAAAGACCACAAGATAATACTACTGGACTTAGTGAAGAAGAAAAAGCAGATTTATTACTTAGTCAGATTACAAGTATTGTAAAAGGAGAAAGAGTAGAATTAGCTTTAATAGATGATTTAGAGGTCTATGTTTCTAAAGCAGAGAAATATGATAAAGAGAGTAAAAAATTATTCGATAGTTTGGTTTCAGAAATAGAAAACAAAACTAGATCCTTAGGTAACCTTAGTAATTCAGGTTTTGCTGAATTTGAATCTTATTTAAAAATAGGAAAACAAATAAAGGAAGCTACTAAAGAATTAGGTATAGACCTACCTCCAAAGGTAGCAGAATTAACCAAAAAAATACAAAAACATACTACAGCAATTAATAATAGAGCATCTATAGGAAGAAAAATAATAAAATCAAGTAAATAAAATGATAAACAAGACCAACATTAATAAAGTATTAAAAAAATTACCTAAAGATAAAGTAGAATTAGCTTTAGATGATTATAAAAAATATCAAGAAGATGCTTTTACAGTTAGAAAAAAAATAGAAGAAGTAGTAAGTGAGTTTGTTTCTAAAAGAAAGGAATTACTGGCTATTAAAACAAAAGCTAGTCGTTTAAGCGTAGAATCATCACAAATACAGAAAAAAGCAGAAGATCAAGCTAATAAAGATGTAAAAGCTGCAAAAGAATTAGGTGTTGATGCTAGTATGTTTATGAAACCTTATAGGGTTGTAGTTAAAGATACAGATGAAAATTTAGCAATAGTAGAAAGAATAATACAGGCGTTAGCAAAAATAAAATAATAAAAATTATGATTAATAAACATAACATAAACAAAGTATTAAACAAACTCCCTAAAGATAAGGTAGAGTTAGAGAAAGTAGAATTAGCAAAAGTAAGTGATCTAGTAAAGCTATATGATAAAATTAAAAAATCAGGAGATTCTGTTGAATCAGATATAAATAAAGTAATTAGTACATTAGATGGTAAAATTCGTAGTAAAATAAAAGAAGTTTTAAAAGATGTACAAAAATCTGAAAAGATGTCTGATGAAATAATAAAAGCAACAAAAGAATTGGGTGTAGATGTACCTAGTGATGCAAAAGTTGCTATTAACCAAATAGATGCTTATAGGAGTTCTTTACAAAACTCTGATGGGCAAATTGTTAAATCTATAAATGCTTTATTAGGTGCATTCTAAAGAAACATATATACCAAGTAGAACAAGTCCTAAAGGAAGCACTAGAGCTTGTCTATGTAAAGATAAAGATACATACTCTAGGGAGTGCTGTGATGGCTCTATATGGGCTCAAGGCATAGGAGTAATAAGCAGAGTTGCAAGTTAAAAATGCAAAATTAAATTTATAAATCGTTAAATAAGTAATTATGAAAAGTAGTGAAATGGTAAACAAAATTCGTACACTTTTGAATATTCAAGTAGAACTTGAAGAAAGAAAGTTAGAAAATGGTACTGTTGTAGAAGCAGAATCATTTGAAAAAGGGCAAGAAATCTTTATCGTAACAGAAGATGAAAAGGTTGCTATGCCAGTTGGCGAATACATCTTAGAATCAGGCGAGTTAGTCGTTGTTGAAGAAGAAGGTGTAATTGCTGATGTTAGAGAAGTTTCTGATGAAGCACCTGAAAAAGAGGAAGTGGAAGCAGAAGAAAAGTCCGAAGAAGAAAAAGAGGACTTGTATAAATTCTATGAAGAATTAAAAGACAGAGTTTCTGATTTAGAAAAAGTGGTCGAAGAAATGAGATCATACGAAGATAAAGAAGAAGTCGAAGCAGAAGCAGAAGATGCTACTCCTAGACAACCTAAGTCAAGAACTATAAAAGAAGAATTTTCTGAAAACGAAGTAAACGAAGAAGAAGTCGTTGAAGATAAAGTTTCAGAAGAAGAAGAAGTTAAAGAAGAATTGAAAGAAGAATTATCTGCACCTGCTACTGAACCTATTAAACATAGTCCTGAAGCAGTAGTTAAAAAAGATAAATTTCATTTTTCACAAAGAAGAAAACTATCAACTTTAGATAGAGTTTTAAGTAAAATAAATAATAAATAAATTTTAAAAAATGGCGTTATCAATTACATCAACTTATGCAGGGGAATTTGCAGGAAAATATATCGCAGCAGCTCTCCTTTCTTCAAACACTATCGAACAAGGTGGTATTGAAGTTAAACCTAATATTAAATACAAAGAAGTTATCAAAAAGGTAGCTACAAGTGGACTAATCGCAAATACTAGTTGTGATTTTACTGATGCAGGAAATGTAACTCTTACTGAGAGAATTATACAACCTGAGGAATTTCAAGTAAACTTAGAATTATGTAAAACTCCTTTTGTGTCTGACTGGGAAGCAGCTCAAATGGGTTATTCAGCATTTGAAAATATGCCACCTAAATTTTCAGACTTTTTTATCGGTCATATTTCAGCAGAAATAGCAGCTAAAAACGAAACAAATATTTGGGTAGGTGCAAATGCAAGTGCAGGAGAATATGATGGTCTAGTTACACTAGCAAAAGCAGATTCAGATGTTTCTGACATTACAGGAACTACTGTAACTCACGCAAATGTTATTGCAGAAATGGGCAAAGTAGTAGATGCTTGTCCTAATACAATCTATGGTAAAGAAGATTTAAACCTATATGTTTCTAAAAATGTAGCGAAAGCGTATGTTAGAGCTTTAGGTGGTTATTCTATTGGCGTTGGTGCTAATGGTATTGATGATAAAGGTCAAATGTGGTACTCAGGACAGGGTCTTTCATTTGATGGTGTCAATATCTTTATGGCTAATGGTCTTTCTGACAACCAAATGATGTTAGCACAAAAATCTAATTTATATTTTGGAACAGGTCTATTAAATGATTTAAATCTTGTAAAAGTTTTAGATATGGCAGACTTAGATGGTTCTCAAAATGTAAGATTTGTGGCTAGATACACAGCAGGTGTTCAGTATGGAATCGGAAGCGAAATTGTACTTTACGATCCAACAGTATAAATAATTTATAAAAAGGGGTAGGGTTTTACTCTACCTTTTTTTTAACCTTTTAAAATATAATAATATGGCTTGTACATTAACAAAAGGGAGAGAGTTACCTTGTAAATCAGGGGTAGGTGGAATTAAATCTATTACATTTGCTGATTATGGTACTTTAGGTGCTTTAACTATTGCGAATGAAATGGTAACTGATTTTGGTGGAAGTCCTACATTTATGAAGTTTGATGTAAAAGGTACATCAACTTTAGATACTACTGTAACAAGTAGTAGAGAAAATGGAACGACTTTTTACGAAACAACAGTTGTAATGAACCTAATCTTCCAAGAAGAAAAAACACAAGCTGAGATTAAATTACTTGCAGTATCAAGACCTCACATTATAGTAGAAGATTATAATGGTAATTTTAGATTAGTAGGTAAAGATCACGGATGTGAGCTAACTACTGGAACATTTAGTAATGGTGCAGCTATGGGAGACCTTTTTGGGTACTCTTTAACATTTGTTTCACAAGAAACAGAAGCACCTGACTTTGTTACAACAGCAGCATACAATGCAGAATCACAGGGTACACAAATAGATGTAAACTAATCTGCTATCTCAGCACTAATAAACTCTTAATATTAGTATAATAAAGCACTCTTTTCAGGGTGCTTTTTTATTTTACAAATTGACTTATTTTAATCGTTATATACATAATGATAGTATTGACTACAAATTCATCTCAAACACTTAGTGTAATACCTAGAGAATATTTAGGGTCATTTACTATTGATGTAAGAGATGCTTCGTTAAACAAAAACTTTACATATTTTGAAGATACAGTTACTACAAGTGGAAACTACATGCAGTTTACAAATAATTATGTAGATGGTAGTGGTAATAGTATTTTTAAAGAAGCAAGATTTTATGATTTAGATTTATATGCAGATTTTAATTACTGGAATACGAATTTAAGTCTTTGGGAAATGTATGATGAAATATGGCAAACAGATAGCAACCAAAAAGAAAGAGTTTATAAAGATAGAATATTTGTTACTGACCAAGACATAGATCAGAAAAACGATAATGACCATTATAGTATAAATAAGGATCAATATGTAACAAATAATTCATTTGATAATGAGTATATTGTAATATGAAAAATAGAAAAAGAAATAGTTTAGGACAATTTGTAAAAAAATCAAAGTCTGAAATTAGTTTAGTAAATTTAAGTAGTTATACTACACCAGTAATGAAAGAACAGTCTAATAGAGACTGGGTTTCGTTTGGGGAAGATAACAATTATTTCCAGTTTATCTTAGACAGATACAATGGTAGTGCAACAAATAACGCTGCTGTTAATGGCATAGCACAACAAATATTCGGAAAAGGTCTAAATGCCTTAAATGCTAATAAAAAACCTGACCAGTACGCTAAAATGGTCTCATTATTCCATAAAGACTGTGTTAGAAAATTATGTTATGATTTTTATTTGTTTGGTCAAGCAGCTATACAGGTTGTTTATTCAAAAGATAGAAAAACAATAGCACAAGTAGAGCATTTTCCAGTAGAAACATTAAGAGCTGAAAAAGCAAATGAAAAAGGAGATGTTGAAGCATACTATTATTTTAAAGACTGGTCTAAAATAAAACCAAATGAAGAACCTAAAAGAATAGCTGCATTTGGAACAAGTAAAGATTCAATAGAAATATATTATATAAAACCTTATAAAGCAGGTTTATACTACTATTGTACACCCTCTTGGAATGGATGTATTCAGTATTGTGAGCTAGAAGAAGAAATAAGCAATTATCATATTAACAATATACAACAAGGTTTAAGTCCTACAATGTTAATTTCAATGCACAATGGAGTTCCAAACCCTGAAGAAAGAAGATTATTAGAAAGCAAAATAGCTCAAAAGTTTAGTGGATCAAGTAATGCAGGTAAATTTATACTTAGTTTTTCAGATTCTAAAGAACAAGAACCAAGTTTAACACCAGTACAATTATCTGATGCACACCAACAATATGAATTTTTAAGTAATGAGTGTTCAAGAAAAATAATGATAGGTCATAGAATAGTTAGTCCTTTCCTTTTAGGTATTAGAGAAAATGGTGGCTTTGGTTCTAATGCAGATGAGATTAAAACTGCAAGTTTGCTTTTTGATAATACAGTTATTAGACCTCTACAAGAGATTTTAATAGACTGTTTTGACAAAATATTAGCTTATAATGATATTAGTCTAAAACTTTATTTTGTAACCTTACAACCTCTTGAATTTACTGAGGTAGATACAGACCTAATGGATGATGAAGATATAGAAGAAGAAACTGGAATACAAATGAGCAAAGAAAACCCTGATTTAGATGATAAATTAGGTAGTGAAATTGCTGATGAATTAATAAACTTAGGACAGACAGAAGAAGAACTTTTAAAAGACTATGATTTAGTAGATCAAAGACCAGTAGATTATGAACAAGACCACGAATTAGATGGCGTTATACAAGAGCTTAATAAAGAAAAGAAATCTACACTATCAAAAATATATGAATTTGTAAGTACAGGTATAGCTAGAAAAACAAAAGATAGTGCTCAAGATGGAACAAGTAAACAATCAGTAGAAAAATTAAGTAAATTTTTAGTAAGGTATGTTTACAACCCTACAAAGACTGGTTCTAATTCTAGGGAATTTTGTAAAAAAATGGTTAGAGCAAAAAAGGTATATAGAAAAGAGGACATTTTAGAAATGACAAAAAAAGCAGTAAACCCTAAATTTTCTAAAGGTGGAAAAAAAGGTACAGGCAAATATTCTATATGGTTATACAAAGGGGGAAGTCGCTGTCAGCATAGATGGTATAGACAGACATACTTAAAAAAATGGGATAATGCAGGTATGGGAAAACAAATAACATCAGGACAAGCTAAAAGTCTAGGTTTTAAGTTTCCTAGAAATGCACAAAAAGTACCAGTAGCACCTAAAGATATGAGATATAAAGGGTACACAAAGGCGTACTATGATAAAATGTTTGGCAAGAAGAAAAAGAAATAATTATGGCAACAGCACTTTTTTTAAATAGAACAGATTTAATAAGAAATTCTAATATGGATGGCAATATTGATACAGACAAAATTTTGCCTTTTATCAAATTAAGTCAGGAATTAGAAATAAAAAATATAACAGGAACAGCGTTATATGATAAGATAAGTTCTTTGATTACAAGTGGAGACATTGACCTTAGTGAAAACGCTAAATATAAGACATTGTTAAATGATTATATAGTACCTGCTTTAATATGGTATGCACAAGCAGCATTTTACCCATTTCATTATATACAAATAAGAAATGGTGGCGTATTTAAGCATAGTAGCGAGACTGCTGAGACTGTCTCAAAAGATGAACTTGACTACATAGTAAAAAAGGCAAGAGATAATGGAGAATATTATGGTAGAAGATTTGTAGATTACATGAATTTTAATCAATCAAATTTTCCTGAATATACAAGTAACACAAATGACCAAATAAGTCCTAGTCAAGATCAAACTTTTAATGGTTGGGTATTATGAGATATAAACCTAAGAAGAATAACATAGAGAAATTAAAAACATTTTTGAAAAAAAAGAAAAATAAACAAAAGATAAATTATGGCAAGTCTATTTAACACAAAAATATCAAACACTTATGTAGGACTTATCAAAACCATTGATAATGCAGTTATTAGTGCTTCGTTAAGAGAGCTTACAGATGGGTCAGGAAATCAAACTGGTGTTTATCTTAATAATGCAGGAGATTTTAAGGCAAGTGGAACACTAGAATTTGGTTCACTAAAAGATACAGGAGAAAATATTACAATAACTAAGTTTGTTGATGAAGCTGATGGTATTGCTTCTAACGACAATGACACTACTATTCCAACAAGTGCAGCAGTAGTAGATTATGTAGCTGCTAGAATTACTTTAGAAGATTTAGATTTTAGTGGAGATAGTGGAACTGGCTCTGTTGATCTTGATAGTCAAACTTTTGCAGTAGTAGGTACTGCTAACGAAATAGAAACCTCAGCAGGTAGTCAGCAATTACAAATAGGTTTACCTGACAAT